ACCAACGCTAGAAGTTAATGTAGGTGTATTGGTAGAAGCATTCCAAGTTCCCTTGTAGCTCAAGCCACTCACAATGGCGCTAATTTGAGCCTGAAGACTTGCCAATGTATCTAAGACAGTTTGGCTAGTACCACCGCCATTGGTGATGACTTTAATGTTCTCGGCAGTATCAGGATTGACAATCTCACCAGCGTTGATGATCTGACCATTGGAGAGCGTGAACGTCAGCCCACCATCAAAGTGGACTTGAGCGTCAACCACAGATATGCCATCTTGACCATTTGCGCCATCACGACCAGGAGCGCCATCAAAACCACGAGGGCCAGCAGGGCCGTCTTTGCCGTTGCGTCCATCTTTGCCGTTCTTGCCATCTATGCCATCGCGTCCATCAGCACCATTCTTGATGCTTTCAATGAGTGCGCCCGTCTGGTCATAACGCTGCTTGATGTCAGACTCAATCTTTTTCAGAGCCTTGACAATCATTTCAACATTAGAGGTGATCTTTTGCTTTTGTACTTCTTTGCTGTCAGCAATAGACTGATGAATCGACTCTAAAGCCGCCATCTTCTCGTCATCAGTCATTCCGTCTAAGTTAATCATTTCAAAGCTCCAGATAATTGATCGAGAAAGTCGTTTTCAACTTGACGCAAACTCTTTTGCTTCTCAGCCATCTGCAGTTCAACAATTTTGCTCTTGGTTTTAATGTCAGCCTCTTTGAGCATCAACTCAGCAATCTTCACTCGCTTGTCAAACTCGTTCTGATTGGCATCTGGCTGGGTAGGCAAGTTCTTGGTGAGCGCAGCGCTCATCTCGGCCTGTGTCTTTTGTGGTAGCAGTTGCGCCTCAAGCATCGTCTTCTCAGCCTCTGCCTTGTTCTGCTGCGCCTGAGTAGACTGAACCTCAATCTGCGCTTGAGCCATCTGCAAGGCCAGCTGCTGTTGCATCTGCTGCGCTTGTTGAGCTTGTGGGTCTGGTGCAGACATCTGCTCAAGCATCTGGATGAGTTCATATCTGTTTGTCAGAGATGAATTCGCCATGATGCCCTTCAAGATGATCGGCAGCACTGGTGTATTGGGGCCAAGGGTTTGCAATAGGGCAATGAACTGTTGTTGCTCATGCTCTCTGGCAATGATGCCAAGGGCGGCAGTCGGGATGAACTTTAAATCTACAACTGGGTAGCGCTCTGGATCAAACTGCATATAGCGGTAAGCAGCCTTGTTGATGAACGGGATCATGAAGTCTTCTTGGAAGTTCACCAAGGTGCGCTTGTACTTCTTGATGATCGAGGCCACCGCCATCGACATACCGCCAGCGTCTCTTGCCACGTTGCTGACCATGCCTTGAGAGTCAAGTGTTGCCGTTGCTTGCAAAAGCATACGTTCAAACTCTTTGGCAGTTTGCAAGTTATTGTTATCGGTGTTGCCAAACTTGAACGGGAAGAGAATCTCGTTTGGATTGCCGTTTGTGAGGATTGCCTTGCCAGGTTTGACTTCAAACTTAGCGCCTCGGGGCAGGCGAGTGGCATCCATTGCCATCATTGGAGAAGTTGTAAGCGCCAAGCTGTCCAAGTGTGATCTCACTTGGGCATCGATAGCCTTTTGGGAGTTGTACGCCTTCTCTACTGTGCCTCTGCCTAACAAACGATTTGGCACTGTGTCGTCCTGATAGGCGAGGACAGGGCGGTCTTTCATCATGTAGGGGTTAAGTTCAGCCTTTAAAAGTACACCATCATTGGCAATGACCACAATGGCCTCGACCATGTTGCTGTAATCGTCTTGGACTGAGTCTTCGGGAAATAGGTCAACCACTTCAGAGTCAATTTCATCAAGGTACTCTTTAGGAACTAAGCCGTAGTAGGTGAGTAGCTTGACCTTATCGTCCTGATATTGAGTGATTTCTTGGGTTGGCTCAAGATCGGTATCGTCCGAGTCGGTGCTAATCTTCACTTTTCGGTAGATGCCTAGCTCTTGGCCTTGGACGATCTTGTGAATTGAGACATATTTCTCAATTGCAACGCCCATACAGTCGTCAATTGACGTTCCATTGGGATCAAACAAGAAATTCTTGGGGTTAACAGGAACAATCTTGACCGCAACTCGATCTTTTTCAACCACGCCAATGGCTGCTTGTCCTGTTTCACCAGGAATTGGCTGTGTAGACGGCACAAAGATCTTTTCTGTCTTGACAACGATCTCGCCAATGCCAGTTCCATAGATTTCAGCCATCAACTCAATCTGATCAATGGCTTTTCTGATCTTATCGACCTTGAAATCCTCCATCAGCTGCGCTTTGATAGCCGCAACATCAAGTGGGCTGTTGTTTACATCGCGCACATCGTCTTGGATGTCAAAAAACTCACCCTGACCAAAGATTGCTTCCATGATTTCGGCATGGCGAGTCTCTACGGCCTGCTGTGTGGCAGGGGTGACGATGCGTGAGCGCTCAGACTCACGGGTCTTGTCCTCGGATGACCACTCACCGCGAAAAATACGCTCGTATTCGAGCCAAGCAGTCAAAAAGTTGGTGTTTCGGTAGTCTCTCCAGCGATCACAGTGGTCTGTGACAAAGGCAGTCAAGTCTTTGTCTTGCTGGGTAGGCTCTTGGAAGCCGTTTGTGTTGTCTATTTCGTCCATTGCATTACCTTGCTGTGTCTGGGAAGGGGTCTTGATACATCGGGTTAACTGGCACTTGGTCTTGGCCGGCCATTGAGTTAAGCGAATACCCCATTGCTGCAAGAGCCGCTGCCGGCTTTGCACCTTGTCTAATCATTTGGACTGCTCTTGCCCAATCAGCTTCACTTAGAAATTTCCGAGTGTTCTGAACGTCTTGAGGGAAGTCACTGTATGCAGAATCTCGCTGAATATTTGCTCTGATTTTGTTTCTAAGTGCTTCTGACTCACTCAAATTCATTGCAATTTCTGGGTTTGCTTTTGCAGCTTGGTTTAAGAACCCCTCTGTTGCTTCGCCAGTGAACCTGTTGGCCGTTATGCCTGGCTGATAATCCAATGTGTTTATTGCCTTCATCGGTGATGATGGGAATATTTCTTGAATCTGCGGTGTGAGTTTGTTCAATGCGCGAATTGCTTGTTCATCTAATGCGTCACCAGCGAACGGGAACACATTGACCCCGCGGTTTGACGCAGTGACTCCAAAGCGGCTACCAAAGCCTGACTCATTGATCAAATTCTGAATAGCACTTAGTTGCTGTTCAGTGGGTTGAGTGCCGCTCAAGTAATTTCCTACCGGCCTAGAATCAAACAGAATGCCATTTTTCCCAACTAGCGAATTTGCTGTGTTTGGCAAATTTGATGCGCCAGCTTCTTGAGCATCAACCAAGGCTCTGTAGCGTTCACCTACGCTCATAGCTTGTTGAGTATTACCAGAAATCAATCCACCACCACCGCCTGTTGGGAAATCAAGCAGTGGCCTTGAGATGGTCATTGCATTCTTTTCAGTCTGTCCCAAAGCGTTGGTAAACAAGCCAGTTGACTCAATGGGTGGAAGCTGCCTCATGCCTAATGCAGAAAAAATTGCATCACGGCCACCGGCCCCAACTGTCGGTGCATCGGCCATTGAATAGGGCGTGTCAACTGTCCAGCTTGATTGTTTTGAATAAGCTAATTTTTCCGCGGGGCTTAAGTCCATGATGCTCTTTGCACCACTTATGGCCGCGGGGATCTCTTCATGCGTTGCACTGCCAGCGTGTTTGTAATAGAAGTCTTGCGCTGTCTTGTTAGCCTCGCGCACCGCCTGTGCAATGCCTTCACCAGGAGGGCCGGCAAAGCGGCCATTGGCAGTTCTTGAGCCTCTGGTGTAGATGTCCTGAGCCTTACCCAGCACCCAAGGAATTTCTTGCAGATGAGGGCCTTGCCAATCTGAGCGGCCACCGACATTTGCTTTACGCGCTCTGTCAACTGCAAGCGCTGTTTCTGCGTCCATAAAAGAGTGCATGGTGTCGGTCACGCCACCTTTCCAAATTTTTCCATCTGGTGTTGTATAGCCAAAGCCTTGCGCCGCACGAAAATCATTTACGCCAAACATCCCAGCATTGGGTACTCTTGGATCATTCTTTTCTCGATACTCACCTGTCTTGAACGCCAAGGCTGTTGGCCGCTCTTCAGCTACTGCGCTGTCAAGACTTCGCATTCCTGCACCACGATAAGCCATAGTCGGCTCACCAATAGCCCTTGAGTTTGAGTGCTTTAAGGCAAATGCCAACTCAGTCTCTGGCGCTACACCTGCACTGTAAACAGCTTGTTGGTCAAGCGAACGAGGAAGCTGGAAAGGCTCGTTGCTCATTGCCATGCCTTCTTTGGCCCTGTCGTACCAAGTGCCAACCCTTGTGGGGTCAGAAGCTTCAATAATTTCAACGCCATCTCTGAACTGTTGATCTAAGCTTCTTCTAAAGGCTGCAAGCGCTTGGGGACTGTCGATGTGTCTTGGCGCGCCAATGTAGCCGCCTTTGCCGTCAGGACGCAGATGCTTGCCTTGTCGCACCGCTTTAAGAACCGCATCAGTTCCTTCAGTCTCTTGGAGTTTTCTCCAATAATCTGCCGGCACTGCTTTGCCTTTGTAAGCAGCACGAACATTTTTTGTTGTGTCGTCTACTAAGCCAGACTCACTTTTCAGAACACTTGCAGATTCCTGTTCGGCAGCGTCTTCGGCATCTTGGAGAACACGTTTTTGCAACAAGCGCTCACGCTCTGCTTTGCTTCCAAATTTGTCAATGATTCGTTGATCAGTGATCGATGGTGTTTTTGACTTTACAGCAGCAACAGCACCAGCAAGGTTGTCTACATCTTCAGCCATTAACGCTGTTGTTAAGCTTGGCTCTCTGGCAAACAAAGGTTGAGGCACGATCTTGCTCATCATGCTGCCTGGTCTTTGCCCCATCATCGTAGCGGCCAACTCTTCGCCAGCAATGCGGCCAATAGTTTGCACACCCCTAATGGCTGGCATTGGGTTTAGTGGGACTAAAGACGAAGCCTGGCCGGCCATCTGACCAACCCTAGATCTTGGCGCCAATGGCAGGTCTTTGAGCATCTGCTCAGTGCCATAAGGAACTTGCTTCTGGGGTGCATAGTCATACTCACCAAACATCTCTTGGGGCTGTGGTGATCGAATTAAGTTGGCTATGTCAGCAGGCAAGCCCAGCAAACCCGCCAAGCGCCCACGCAAAACGTCAATAGGCAAGTTGGCTGAGTCAGCAGGACTGCCTTGCCTGCGAGGCTTCATCTGGGGATAGATCCCAAACGCTGCACCACCACCCATAAGTCCGTCTGCCATGCTCAGACCCCCGCAATCACATCAACTGGTTCCCACTCTTCCTCATCACTTTCTTCAAAGTAAGAAGTCACAGCCAGTTGGTCAATATAAGAAAGCGAATCAGGCAAGTCGTCATGCACTCCAAGCGCAGGGAACATCAGAAGCTGGTCAGTAAAGTCGTCCCAGTTCTCCTCAGAATTCAGAATGATCCGTCCATGCTCAAACCTGCCTTGCAGCGCCCAGATGATCCGATCAGTCTTCTTTCGGTTGCCATGCGTCAGATCCGCAATGTGCGCGTGAATGTTTGACTTACGCATCAGGTCTGACAAGTAAGGCAGTACCGCATTCTTAAGTGATCCCTTTTCAATCCCAATGCTAAGTGGCTTGTACTCTCTGATTGCCATCAAGATGTTCACTGCAGTCGTCCTGATGTCCCACCTGCCGTGCTTGATCTCTTTGACATACCACTTGCCGTCATCAGTCACTTTGACAATGCAAATGGCAGACTCATCCAAGCGCTTCTTAGAATTAGCTGCTTGCTTGGCAACGTCCTCAAAGCCTGCCAAGTCAACAGCAATGAAGTAACTGCCATGCTCTGGCACAGTGCCGTACTTGATCCACTCTTCTTTGAACAGGTTGCTGCCCGCATTGGAAAAGCTTGCCATGTACTCTTGCTTGAACGCAAAGCTGCTGAGAGTCTTCTTGGCAGACTCAATCTCTTTTTTGTCAATCAGAGGGTTGTCAGCAGTTGTGAAGTGCCATGACTTCCAATCCTCGTCCGATCCCTCATCACCAAGCTTCCAAGTGTCATAGAACCAGTTGCGTCCCTTGGGCGTACCAATGAACAAGGCTCTACCCTTTTTGTCTGACAGAGAAGCCCTGATAACTTGCTCCCAAGCTTCAGGCTTGATGTCAGCCACCTCATCGAGCACCGCATAGGTCAAGCTAACACCCCGCAAGGTATCTGGCCGATCAGCACCTCTGACGTATATCCTTGCCCCGTTGATCAGCGTAATGTCCAAGTTGTTAACGTGGCTGCTCTGAATGACCTCTCTGCCAAGGTCTAACAAGAGATCCCAGATGATCTGGCGGCTCTGTCCCATTGTCGGACTCACATAAAGCACCGCACTACCAGGAGGACACTTCAGCCCCTCAATGAGCAAACTGATAGCAGCCATGCGGCTCTTACCGCAGCGCCTTCCAGCCGCCACTACTTTGAATCTTGTCTTGTCAGCGTAGACAGTCTGCTGCCACGGCAATAAGCTGAAGTTCAAGTCAGACATCAGTGACCTCACCATTGTGTGCGTCAATCACTGTAGGCTCGCCAATGCCCGTAATATTGATAGTCACTGCTGAACGCTGACTCTTGTCCTTCTCAAACATTGAGACAGGCAAGGTGCGATCAAGGCACATCTTCAAAGCCACCATCTGGCTAGGGTGTTCGTCATTGAGCGCTATCTCAATCACCTTCTCAGCAACGTGCTTGCCACCACCCCTGATCATGATGTCGCGCAACTCCTTGATGCGCTGAGACTCAGTCATAGGCAGTTTGGCAGGTGGGTTCTTGGCAAAGCGCTCCATCGTCATCTTGAATGACCCAACTGGCCTACCTGCTTTTTTAACCACAGATTGCACACTTGCTCCAATTTGACGTTTTAGCTTTTTAAGAGGGGAGGAAGCACCATCGATATCCGAGGCAAGCGCCAAGGCCACCCCCCCCATGCAAACCCTATGAAAACCCACGAAATCTGACACTTTTGCAGAGTCTACTTCATACAACGATCATTATGTTAAGTCGATGCCTAGTTATCCACAGATTTATGTGTACTTTATAGCAAAGGTTTTACTTATGCACAACCGAATGTGGACAAGTGGGACAACTTGCTTGTGGATAACTCGATCTGGACGCTGGAAAACCAAACCAGTTCAGCCAAATGCATAAGGGTCAGATGGTGCTTTATCCCTATACCTGCATATACCCATAGGGGTATGAGTATGCGATCAATCTACCTGCTGACAGGACTTACAGTTTACTGGTAGAGCGTAGTTTTAGGCCAAACTATTTTCTGCCAATGCTTAAGTATTGGCAATAAACATATCTATGCAAGAAACGCATAACCTTGTGCATATAGAAATGCTTTGTTACGCCTGTTGGTTATATAGAGTTATGTTAACTATTGATATTTTTGGGAAGTAGACAGTTGCGTGTTGCATCCGCTAGGGTTTGCAACCATGCAACCGAGGCCATCAGAGGGTCTCCAAGGCTTTATTTTTGGGTGCTGCTAGTTCGTTAAGGAACTCATCCAGATCGGCCTCTGGGCGGTATCCACGGTTCCACAGGATTTGGTAGCAGCTGATCACATGATGGAAGCCATGAGTGACATTGCCTTGTCCAGCCGCATTCAAAATCAATTTGTCGGGCATGGACAAGACTCGATAGAACGTCTTGCTATTAGGCGAGGGCGGTCTGCCATCACGCATTATCTAGACCTAGAGATAATCAAAAAGGAATATCCGAGTCTTCAGACTTGAATATCGGAGTGACTGTAGCTTTGGGATTATCTCCTTGATTATCTTCGCGCTTCTGTTTAGGTTTTCCAATGGTTATCGCAAACCAATGCTCACCTGCTTTTGTCTTGCCTGGCTTGATGTTGACATAATGCATATTTCCGTCAGGAAGCATTATTTCGCCAGTATATGGTGGATGCCAATCTTCGGTCTTGTTCTTGTTCACAAATGCTGATCCTTGACCAGGCTTAACTTCGTATGCCATGCTTGATTTCTCCTTTGGTTAAAAAACTCTTGTTTTGTACAAACCTCATAAAACGCTCTACAAGCGTTTGGGAAGTGTACAAGCTACCACCCTAGCCACCCATGCCAGAAGTCGGCTCTAAT